GGAGCCCTTAAGCTCCCCGCACCCCAAGCTTCGGCTTGTGATCAGGGCGATATCACAGTAGCTCTGCTACACAACGTGGTCTCGTCGTGGTCATTGTCCCCAATATAGTAAGCCCTTCATTGGGCCTGGTACATAGGAGACGGTTTATGATCGATTTAGAAGTATCCTCGCGTCACGTAATTCTCGGCACCTCCGCTGAGTGGTGGCAACCGGCAAATGCATACGGACAGGCTAATTACCTGTGTGTGCGAGACGCTGGTAACTCCTACTTCTATGACCCGTTATCGGAATTCCTATCTCACGTAGAGTTTCGCTCTCCATCGTTTTCGATTTTGGAAAACATGGGGTTCGATGAACCGCCTTCGATCGCGGGATCTATTCAGTTGGGTTTTCCACCATCCGGTGACGACTTCCCTAGTCGTCTTGACAAGTTGTATACCATTGCTAAAGTTAACCGGTTTTTAACCGGAACGTCTACAGATAAAGTAGATACTAATGAACATGGTATATCACACGTCAATTTGAAGGGCACTGTCCGTGAAGGATGTGTGCCTGTTGCCCAAGTTGGAGGCCCTTTCGGCTCCAAACACACTTGGGTAACTATAGACCCGGATACCCTGACCTTCAGCTTTAGCGGTACGTCGTCGTACCATCCCCTATACAGGGATTATGAGCTGAAGACCTTCATTGAAGCGGGGTTGGAGTCTGGATCATTCTGGTATACAGTTGATCCGGGCATTAACGTCGGTATTAAAGACGTATCCTACCATCACGACAATGAAGGTAATCTTATGGGATTGAGCTACACCCTCGTTAATTCGGGGTGGGGCTTGGGTCCCGAGAATCAGGATGGGATCACACCTTACCTTGCTTACAAGGAGGTTAGGGTGGGATTTGGTTTTGTTTGGCAGGTTTTTAGTAGTTCACCTTCGAGCGAAGCGGAGTTTTGGACTCGCTACGCTCCGTGTTTCCGTAAGGGCATCCGGACTATCCGGCAATACTCTCGGGAACAAGGTGAAGCACCGGTCTGGCATGTGGGGCAGTCGTTCGGGCCTAACCCTATGGGTTATCCCAACGCATACCACCTTGACCAATACCAGTGTTGGGCAGTTGTCACACCACCGACTTATTGGTGGGAGGCATACAGCGGTTTATCAGGAATCAATGGCTACCGCAAGGTAGACAGTGGTCCCACCTCATTCGTGAGGTTCCGCCGTGATCTGCGCTCTATTACTAGTGACTTATTCCCTTTAGCCTACCAGGCGCAAGGGGATGCTTATGATACCTCCATTGGTACCATTAAGTCCAACTTGCTCGAGTTCCTCTTCGAACTCGGGGATGTTGCGTCGTTACTAGATAGCCCGTTAAACATCTTGGACAGCTTGCGCAGGGTCCATAAAACCCCTTACTCGCTGTTCAAAGCGTTCTTGGACGACCTTTCGGACGCTACTCTCTTTTATAGTTTTATGTTATCGCCTTCCGTGCGCTTGGCCGAAGAAATGGCCGATAAAGCGAAGGAGCTGTCCCAAAGTTTTGATGTATTCTTTGGGTATCAGACAGTTAACGGCGAGGCGGGATATGAGATCGGGGATGAACTTCCCGATTTCACCGGTTGCATTGTAACCGGAAGAGCAAAGATGCGTGTCAGAGTACCAGCTGATACCCTTTGGTCAGTCCTGCTCCCACTTGATAGGCTTAACCTGCTTCCCAGCTTTTCGAATTACTGGGAAACAATAAGGTTAGGCTTTTTGATCGATTGGTTTTTTAACATACAGAGCAAGCTGAACGTTATTGATAATACAATAAAGTTCTTGGCACTAGACATGGGTCAAACCGTGAATAGTGTCACACTGTACAAACCAATCATACCAAGTGGGCCAAATGCATCTTTTGTAGTGGATGAGGGCACTTCCTACGTTTACTATTGTAGGTATGTCCTGCCGACGTTTCAGAGTTTTACCCCGACACGTCTAAACATCCTCGGTGGTCAGGGAGTACCCAACTGGCTTGTTGCTGGGTCCTTGTTTTATAAACTTTCCTGATCACACACCTTATGTATTCTGTTGTAAGTCCAGGCAAACAGCCGGGCAGAATACTCCACTCATTTAGTTGCTTGAAAGGAGCACTATACCATGGCTATTACTTTTGCATCACCATTAGCAGCTACAGGGGAAGATAAAACCCTGGAGTTTACTTGTATCGATCGGGCGAACTTTGGTGAGCCCGTTGTCACACCGAAACCCAATGGGGATCAGGAGACTATGTACAAGTACGTTGATGGTAATCCTGCTCGTCCCAGCACGTTGCGTGTCGGTCATTATATGCCGACGGCAAATCGCCCCGCTCTGAGTGACTCTGCTAAGCTCCGCACTGTCGGTGTTAAAACCGATAACGAAGGTGTTGAAACAGAGTTCCCCATTGAGGTTACGCTCGCTGTCGTTGACGGAAGTCTCGGACAGTTGAGCCGCGCTGACATTGCTGCACTAATCATGCAGGTCGTGTCCGTGATGATCGAGCCGGCTGGGGTTTTGAATGAAGTGTCGACGTCCGCGTTGACGCGACTGAGCTTCGGTGAGACCAGTATTCTCGGTACCACCTTCGCCTAAACCTCATGTTCAACTGGAGGGTAACCATCCCCTCCACTTGTGGGCCGTTTACTTGCAACCTCGCAAGTAAGTGGGACCCAGAAAACCAGCCCTTTGTATCAACCCGAGCTAATTACAACAACGCTCGGGTGACTGCACTGGGTTGGTTGTCCCTCCTTTCTGATAACCCAGTTGCCCCATTACCACCGCGTGTCTTGCAACGTTTCATCGCAAAGATGCGCACTGATTTGTTTGGGGTAATAAAAACCTATGCTGAACTGGCCAATCTTCTTATGAAATCCGAGAAGATAGTGGATGGCTCCCCTGTTCGGGAGTTTATCCAGCCATTCATGAAGACCCCGTGTTTTAGGGTCTATCTTGAATGGTACCGGTCCGGTGATCCCGTGTTGTATAGGTGGCTCCTAAGCTTTTTGCTTTTTGCGAAAGCGGCGGAGTTCCATCGACCTGAGCTAAGAAAGGAGGCATATGCCTCCTGGCTCAAGAACGAGGATAGGTTGAGAAGTCTTGAGTTAAACGATGTATTGGTCGAGAACCTCCGTAAAGTAGTTTATTGGCTACTCCATGGATTTTCACTAGACCTACAGCGTTTAACCCCACATCATGGTCCGGGTAACACCTCGGATTGTGAGTCGCGGGGCGTTGAGGATAAGAACCAGAGCCTAAGCATTCCGCCTAAGGCCTGGTATATGATGCTGAGTAACTCAGCTTCCTCTCTGTATCCAGACTATCAGGGTTACTACGATTTCACGACTAGACCTGCTGCCCTCACGTTCGTTAGTAAGGACTACAAATCCTTACGTACAATATGCATGCAACCTGGTGGTACTATGTACCTCGAACAGGCTCTGCGTGACCAATTGTACGCCTTCTTCGATGAAGGACCGATCAGCGCCTTCGTGACGCTGAGGGATCAGACGCGAAACCAGCGGGCATCCCTTATAGGGAGCCTGACTCGCTTGATAGATACTATTGATTTGTCAAGTGCATCTGATCTCGTGGCTTGGGCCTTGATCTTGCGGATTACTCCACATTCTCTACTCCGTTACCTCGAGGCTCTCAGGGTACCATTAGTGCTTTACCGAAAGGAACTTCACCAAATGGAGAAGTTTGCACCGATGGGCAGTGCGTTGTGCTTCCCTGTACAATGCATTGTGTTCACCGCTATCACTATTGCGGTCGGTCTGTCACAATCTTTGGGACAGGATGTATGCAGCGATCATCTACCGGTATTCCCGGGACATGTCGATGAGCTTCAAAACTTATTCGATTTTGCTTTCGGGCCGAAGATATCGGATCCTCGGAATCGCTACGTGTATCCAACTATCTATGGCGACGATATCTGCCTAGACAGTAGGCTGACGTCAAACGTCATGCTCGCACTGGAGCGACTAGGGTTCCTTGTTAACCATGGTAAGTCCTTTACAGGACAAGATTCTTTTCGTGAGTCGTGCGGTAGTTTCCATCTCCGCGGGACTGACGTTACCATGTTAAAATACAAGGGGTCGTACCCAGAAAGTGAGGTACTTGATATCTCTGAATTAGCAGGATTCATAGACACTGCTAACAGAGCATTGGAGTTCGGGTATAATTCGACTCGATCTCTCTTTGTCCGACTGTCTTTGTATAGTCGGGTGAGGGGAGTCGCGCCTAACTCCTGTGGCCGTAATCCGGTTCTTTTCTCCAATGAAGAGGACCAGAGCTTGGCTATTAAGTTTGTTGAGGGGACACGCTCTCCAAATCCGCACCTCCGGGGGCGGTGGAATCGGGACCTTTATCAGCCCGAAATCCAGAGCTTGTCCTTAAAACCTTGCGGTGTAACACGCCATACGCCGCAGTATGCAAATTATGCATATCTACAATGGCAGCGAGCACAGTGGTACAGAGTTAGTGACCCTCCCCCTTGGGAGGGTTCTGTACGAGCTGACTACCGTGACGTGGTACCTGCCTTACGATGGACTGTAAGGCAGGCAGGCGAGTAACATCGCTGTCAGTGAGTGGGTAAAAGAAGTGTGATCTTCGGCGCACTTCCCGG